CACCGTCTGAACCTAAATGTTTACCATCAATACCTAAGTTCTTACCCTTAGTACGCCCTTTTTTTACGATACCATCACCTTTCATAATTCACCTATACTGTTATTGTGACATTGCCTACATACGTTGTAGCAATTAAATAGTTTGGTGTAAGTCCTGTATCTATACTTCTTGCACCGCCTACAGGATTCCACCCCCACTGAATCATCCTACTTCCTCCACCTGGTACACCTGTATCTGATGGTGTCACTTGAAGTCCGTTTAGCCCTGATTGATAGTAGCTTGTATCAGGCCTAGGTTCTCTAACTGCTTGAGGGTCATAGACAGGATACATACCTAATTGTAACTGTGGATGGTCAGGTTCCCAACAAGTTCTGCATACTTTAATACTAACTTGTTTAGTCTTAATAACTAATTTTTTAAGCTCTTTTAACTTGTATCGCTGACCGCATCTATCGCATTCTGCGATAGCTTTTTTCCCTACTGTATACTTAGTAGCCATAACTTAATACTCTAGGAACAAACCTAGCACTCGCTTTTTCTCTATCTTCAGACATTGCTAAGTCTAACTGCTGCTCATAATCCCCTTTAAGCATTTGAACTCTAGTAGGGTCTAAAGTAGCAGACTTAATACATATATAATATGAAAGCCCTGCAACTAAGGCGTTAAGTAATCTAAACGGTATGTCTTGTGTATTTACTGCATTTCCAGCATCCTGAATACGACGTAATCTCCAATATACAAAATAGTAATAAGGAGACCCAACAGAGCCTTGATCAGGTGCAGGCCATACATTAATCTGAGGATATTTAATAGTTGTTGAAGCACCATCAGGATAAGTTGCACCTGACTGTCTATTAATCCATACCTGAATAGGTCTACCTGTTGCATTTTTATTAGGTATGGTCGAGTAGGTTGATTCTGATATACGGTTTATATTTATATCAATTTGATTTTGACCTGAGCCTGTTCTTACTACATGATCTAATAAATCAATCGTATCAATAGGAAGATCGTATACTATTTGGTTCTGGTATAAAGGAATAACCCCTTGCTCAATCGTCCATAAGTTAATACCGCGATTAGCCCATTCAATAGTCAAAAGGTTTAATGAACGACGGGCAGTTCGCATATCATAGCCGCTACGAAGCTCTGTTCCGCATCGTTCAAAAGCTTCTTCAACTAAATCCCCAAGATCGAGGTTAAATATTGCTGTACCCGTCGTTGTCATTAGATATACCGTCCTCTAGTTTTACCGCGTGTTGCGCAACCATCGCCACGAGTTACACCACCTTTAGCCATACAGGTTGTTTTAGTTGGTTTACTCATTTTACCGCCTTTAGCCATACAAGCTGACTTTTTAACTTTCCCACCTTTTTTCATAGCATCCTCACTAGCATAAGTTTTAGTCAATGCATTTTCATCCATTGCAGCGTCTTCATCATTTAATCCTGATTCAAAAGCTCTTCTGGATTTCATTAAGTCATCATATACAGCTTGCCGTCTTGCTCTACTTTCAGATGTTTCTTTTGGTACTCGTTTAGTTGAATTTATTGAAACCGAAATAGCTGGTTTTTTATTCATAGCTGGCGTTTTAGGTTTTGGTCTATCTGCGCCATATCCTGTATTGTTGGTAGGTTCATTCCCTTCACTAGTACCGTCAAAAGACATATTAGATTTTGGAGCATTTGTACCTTTTTGTATATCTCTAAGTTCTTTTAAAGACTTAGGGACCACATCACTACCTTCTCCTACATCAGGGGAATATGCTGCTAATCCTAATCCTGAACCTAATCTAACGGCAGATCTTCCTAATGTAGATACTGGAGTAGATTTATAGCTACTTTCATCAGCAGGTATTTTATTACTAGGTCTATCTTTAGTAACTTGTGAGGGTACTTTATAGTCACCTTTTCTATCTAATATACTAGGTTTAGACTTATAGCTACCTTCATCAGCAGGTACTCTATTACTAGGTCTATCTTTAGTAACTTGTGAGGGTACTTTATAGTCACCTTTTCTATCTAATATACTAGGTTTAGATTTATAGCTACCTTCATCAGCAGGTATTTTATTACTAGGCCTATCTTTAGTAACTTGTGAGGGTACTTTGTAGTCACCTTTTCTATCTAATATACTAGGTTTAGCACTTGATTCTACTGGCTTTACGGTAGGTTTAAGCTTTATTCTAGGTTTAACACTTGATTCTACTGGCTTTACAGTAGGTTTAAGCTTTATTCTAGGTTTAGCACTTGATGTACTACCTCCATCAGCCATACGTTTACTACCCATTTTCATTTTGTCTTCCATACCTTCTCCTTTAGCATATTGCTTAGGAGTAATTTTTCCTGATTTAATGGCTTTTGCTTCATTTAACTCTTCTGAATAGGTATCCTTACCTTTAAACAACTGTTTAATTTGTTTATTATCTGTACGCCCTCCCTTAGCATACTTATTTTTATCTGCTTTCATATATTCTTGTCCTACTGATTGAGGTATACGTAAACGTTTAGAAGCTTTAGGGTCATGTGCCACCATCGCCATTAAGTTATGTTGAGCTTTTGATTTACTAGGCATTGCAGTTCCATCGTTTTAGAGAGGCTGCTTTACGAGTCGGTTTACCGTTTTCATCTTTCATAGGCCCTGGCATACCTGACATTCTTGCACAAAAAGATTTACGTCTAGCAGCATCTTTTTTAGTTTTAGGGTTAGGTGCAGGGGGTTTTAACTTTGAACCTGTTGCAGCATTATACTTAGCGCGACCTTTAGCTGTAAGCCCCGCACCTTGATCAACAGGCAGTTTCTCACCTCTACCAACGGAAAGTACAGGTTTTTTCTTAGCCATTTCATTTCCCCAAAAAATAGTTTAATGCCCATCCTATAGCCGCTCCCAATGATGCACCTACGCCACCTATTACAACAAGCACTTGCCACCCTCCTTTAGCTTCAGCAAGGGTTCTGCTTATAGCTTCAACTGCTTGTTTAAGTTCTTCCATGTCTTTAACAAGCTTATCCATATCGTTTTGCAAATGTTTAATCTCGTTTTCATGTACGGCTAATTGGATTTGTTCTTGCATAATTGCTACCCGTAAAAAATAGTAACCGCTGTAACAGACCCAACACTGAAAGTTAGGTAAATACCTGAATCAAATAAAACCCCTTCATTAGGGATAGATATATAGTATATATACGGACTTGTGTTAGACGGTACATCCATTTGACAAAGAATAGTACCTGTAGCACTACCATTTCTAAACTCAATCGTCGAGGCTGTACTTGCCGTCGGTGTAATAGAGAAGCTTCTTAATCGAGTTCTATCAGGGTAAAAACTTCCTGCGGATGTCCGTCTCGCACTCTTTACGTCACCTTGCATTGACATAACACGCTCCTATTAAGCTGTTTGATATGTCGGTGAATATGTACCATCAGATTGACGAACCATGTACTCCATCACTAATACGCCTGCACCAGAAGATAAAGCTGTTCCACTAATAGTATAAGTAACAATAGCATCTGTTGAACCAACGTTTGATAACAATGCTGCTGCACCCGTTGTTGCAGCACCACTAACAGTATTAGATCCTGCGTTAGTAATTGTAGACCCTGTTGTAATTGCTGTACCACTAATAGAAAGTGTAATAGTAGCTGCTGATGAAAAAGCAGTTGTAGTAATAAATTGCATACCTACAATTAAAGCACCTGCTGGAATAACAAATGCTGTTGATGCCGCAGCATCTGAATACGTTGCATTTTTAGTTTGTGCAACAGTCGCTGCACCGATATTACGAATAGTGCCCGCAGTTGTACCTGTTGTATTTTTAACAGTTCCTAATAACCAAGGACCTAAGTGTGTTGCTAAACCCATTTTAATTCTCCTACACTAAATATACGCAGTCTGTGTAAAGTCTGCTAGGTCAGTCTGCGCAAGAAATATACCTAGATTTAGTTGGATTTTCCCACTAAGTATTTAATTATGCAAGCTATTTTTACCTATAAAAAAGCCCTCCGAAGAGGGCTTCTTGTTGCAGCTTTTATATTTATGCTGCGCCTGGGCTACCAAAAATACCTAATGGATCAGACCAGCCAAATGAATAACGTTCACGCGCTTTATAACGAACGTTACCTGTATCAAAGTCCCCATCCATTGAATTGCTCAATGGGCTACGAACAAACATTTTTAACCCGTTTGGAACGTCAGTGGTTAAGAACCATGCGTTGGTATCAGTTAAGAAGTGGTTGATAGTATAGCCTTTGGGAATTGAACCGTTGCTTTTCAATGCGTTAACATCGTTATCAGTTGTACCAACACGAAGTTCGGTTTCTAATAAACGAGTTGCAACGAATTGTAACGCTGGCGGAACAATCAATTTTTTAGGTTTAGCAGCAATTAACAATCCGCGTTCATCAGTCCAAGCAGCAATCTGAATAACGGCTGCTTCTAATGAAGTTTCATTCAAGTCTGCTGCTGTTGAAGGGGTGTTAGAGTTATAGCCACCTGCTATTAATGGGTGTTGAGCAGAGAATAATGAAACTCCATCACCACCTGCAAAAGCAGAGTTAAACCCGTTGTTTAAAATAGAAGCCCCTTTAATCTGTTTAGTGTATGCCATTGCACGAGCTAATGCTTTGGTATAACGAGCAGATAATGAGTCATACAAGTTATCTTCAATCGCTTCTTCAGTTAAGCTAAAACCTAAAGCGATTGTTTCATGGTTGTATCGAGCAGTCCATGCTTCTTGAGCGTTATCATATTGCAAAGCTGAACCCTCAGCTTTAACAGGAGCCGCTGAAAAACCTGATAACTTAGTTTCTTCTTCAAACGAACGTTCAGAAGATTCAATTTCATAGAGTTCTTTATGCTCTTCGCTGTAACTAGAATACTCTAAACCAAATAAAGCATTTAAGCCTGGAAGTAACTCTTTAAGTAGTTGGGAACGAGAAATAGCCATTATTTACTCCTTAAGCACCTGTGGCAGAATAGTAGCCATGTAAGCCTTGGTTTAACTTAACCAAAACTTCTTGGTACTGAGTGAATACGAGGGTAGCACCAGCAGTAAATGCAGTAACAGGAGCTTGATTCAACACGATAGTAGTCGAGTTTGTAACCGAAGAAACAAACGATCCTGAAGCAATAATCTGACCATTAGCCGCGATTGAAGCAACATCAGTTCCAACAGGCGGTGTAAAAGTTAAAGCGGATGCTAAAGTTACTGTAGCAGTAGAAATGCTGCTGTATGTACCTGTTCCTAATGTAATTGCTGTTTCAGGTACAACACCTACTATGCGTAAAGGTAATGTAGTAGTTACTGGCGTAGCAGAAGGTACTAATACAGCATTTGCTGAATCACCAGTATTTACGTTACCTGAATTGTTAATTGCACTTACGTTACAACCAACGATAGCATTAGAAGCAGAGCCAATAGTTGTACCAGAAGTACACATAGCAGCTTTAAATACCGCATCTGGATCATCTGATACATACGCTTGAGCATCACCTGCTAATGTATTGGCTGGCCAGTATTGCGCGTATCTTTTTTGTTTAGTAACAGGGTCAGTATATGAACAGCCTAAGAAAATTCCGACTGTTTGGTTTAACCCCGTACCTGAAGCAACTGTAGCGCGTTGTATACTACCACGAGATAGAACAACAAAATCACCGTAGAAAATGTCGGTTGCATAACCGTAAATGATGGGATACATGCGGGTAGACCCTGCAAATGGTTGACCACCAATCAAATTCACAGGCTTTAGTCCGTAAGGACCTGAAACTGTAGGATAAGCCATTGAAAAACTCCTAAATTATTTATGAACTTTTACCAAACGATGTTTTGGACATACGCTCTTTAAACATCGGCATCCGCGCATCGCTATTTTTCATGTAATTATTATCAACTGCTTCTATTTGAGCGGCTGAGTAATTGTTAAAATGATCGTTACGCTGTTTAACAAACTCGTCTGGAGTTTTGCATAACAATAATCCGCCGATCTCAATAGTGTCTTTATAACGACTATTTTGATCAACTAGCAGTTGAAGATGAGGTTGTTCCTCTATCTTAACAGGTTCCCACCCTTCTTTGAGTTTGGCAGAGATATTACGTGGGTCTGCAGTATTTAACGTTGATATTCTAATCCACCTGTATGAAAAACCAGGCATTTTGTCTGGTTCTGGGAGTAATTCAGGTAACATCCACTGCTTAGGACGTTCCGTTAATGCTCTCATTTCTATATTACGAGGTGCTCTTGATTGTATTTCAGCCATGTCTATTCTCCAATTTTAAAGCCGCTTTTGCGTATTGTTCAGGTGATAGCCCGAGTTTTTTTGCTAACTGCACTTGACTCTTACTTAACCGTATTTTGTTAGGTGCTGTACTACGAGAGGAAGGTGCAACAATGGACTGTGGTCGACCTTTGGATTTTTCATCTTGGTTGAAATAATCGCTAAATCTTAAACGCATTGTTTTGTCTATTGCGTTGTAGTATTCATCAGAATCTACTTGTATGCCTTGTTCTTTTACGAGTGAATAGTGAACACCTAATGCTAAGGCTCGCATCTCTCGGTTTGTGTTGTACCAAGGATTACGTTCTTGCCACTCTAAAGCCCGTTGTGAAGGGGAAGGTACTTGTGCTTCCTGTACAGGTCTTTCTAATTGTTCCTGTACTTGTTTTACCGTATGTTGAGGCGTTTGTAAAGTACCTGTGCGCATATTATGAACATTTAGCATTTTGATGTTAGCTAAATTAAGTTCTTCTTGGGCATCGACAAGTGCGTCACTATCCCCTAAATCATACGCTTCTTTATACTTACGTTTAGCCTTCTCAAGCTCAAGCGCGGCGGCTTTTTGAGCCGTTGTAACATACTCTTGTTCGCCTGAAGATAATACTGAATTTAATCTTTGATTTTCCTCCAGTAAATTGCGTGCTAATGCGACTGCTTCTTGATGTTCACGTTGAGCAGATTCTTTTTCTCGACGCTCATCGTGCCATACTTTACGCAGTTGTTTTAAGCGTTGTTGAGCCTTTTCGTCGTACTCATCTAACTCATCACGTTCAAGTTCTTCAACGATAGGTTTAGGCATTGGTTGTCTGCCTTTATCCTCTTCAGGGGTATCGTCTTCAATTTCTATTTCAATATTTGAATCTATGTCACTATCATCAGAAACCTGATATTCATTCATCTCAAATGCCATAACTACCTCTTGTTAGTTAATTATTTACGACTGATCCCTCTAGGATCTTCTACGATTGCTTCAACTGTATCGTCATTAATTAATCGAAACTCTTTACCGTGAATGACTAAACGTGAACCTGAATTAGGGCGTACTAAAATAAAATCCCCTTCTTTACACCATGCACCTGAAGGAAACCTCCCTTTATCTTTATAGCAATCGGGTCCAAGAGCTATTACAAAAAGCACTGTCGTCAGCACTTCTTCATTCTTAACAGTAATGTCTGCTTTAATAATACCACTGTCATATTCTTTATCCATTTCAGGAATAGCACATAAAATATGGTATCCAGACGGTTTAGGTAGTTGTGTTGCTGTTTCTGTCATAAAATCCTCTTTTGTAAGGTAATAGTTGTGCAGTCTTTCCCGCTGTCTTTAGTCATCACTATGTTCTAATCGGTGTTTAACTTCTAATATAAATTCTTTAGCAGTTGTAAGCCCATGAATCTCTCCACAGATCCTTTTGTATTCATCAAATGAGGATATTCTTTCTGAACAAACAACAGTTTTTAGTTGCTCAAGCTTCTCATCAATGTTTTTTAAAATCACTTCAAATGTCGTCATTATTCTTCCTCAACAGGCATTTCAGAATCAGGTTTTGGCTTATTCATATAATTTTGAAGTCCTTGATGAGCTATATCTAT